GGAGGGATATGCAAATTCAATAGTGTTTCCTGCACCAATAAATTCAAATGAATGTGATGATGCAATTTGCAGACTCTGCCTAGAAAAATATGCAGTTGTTCCTACTCCAACATCATTATTTAGTGTTTGTACAAGAGTAACTGTGCTTATACCTGCGTATGGTTCAGTAGCACTTTCAACACCATAATAAACTGGTGTCATGACTGCTGTTGCAGCAGCTGAAACAGTGGGAGTATCTCCTGGTTGAGGTGTAATTGTAATACTAGGAGCAAACTCATATTGCAAACCTTGCGATAGCAAATTCACAGAAATAACTCTACCTTGAGGATCAATGGTTGAAGTCGCCTGAGCAGTTAAAGTATTTCCTGGACCAGTTGGTGATTGAATTGTAACTCTAGGAGGTAAGGTATAACCTTCGCCACCATCAGTAACCAAGATGTCCGCAACTGCTTGATACAGTTTATCAAAATAAACTGCTTGTCCATTATAAGGTCTAAATGAACCAACTCCAGATATTGTTAAAATTTCATTTCCTCTTGTATTGCCAACATCAACAAATCCACTATATCTATCTTCAGAACTTGATCCAGCATCACCAACACCAATAGCAACCAGACCCTTAGTACCAAAAGAAGAGTTTGAGTTGGTAAGATCAAGTTGGCCACCTTTAACTGCAGAAATAGCAATATCATTACAAATAGTAAAGATAGAAACTAACTGACAATATGCGCCATTAGATACAGAGACTCCAATACCCCCTTGATTAAACTGAGTGAAAGAGTCCACGTTGAATGATCCCTGAACACCGATTGGATTTTCTTTATCTCCTTCATCAGAATTAAATCCATCAATCCGAGCACCAATACTGTTCTTGATAAAGTTAGTGCAGTTAATAATATATGGACCCTTACGAATAATACCAACACCTTGAGATGGAATTGCATCAGGATCAGTCTGGCCAGCACCAGCATTGCCAGGATATGTAGTGGTAAGACCTGCCCAAGGTAAAGGAGCTGCTGTTCCAAGACCAACATTGTCAAGATAACTTTGAAGAGTGCTAGTTACAATGCCGATACAAGTATTGACTGCCGATAACACATTTGCACATCCATCAGGAGCTCTGTTCCAGAGACTAGTAGGATCACTTTGAATGGAGAGATCTCTAACTTGGAAAAAATCTTCACGAAAATTGTTAAGTTCTTGAACTGTGCCGCCAGAGGTATAAGTATGTACAAGAGTAGAAATGCCAACAGGAGTTTCAAACTGAGTAGAACTATTAACTCTCAAGACATCAAAGTGATATCCATATTTTCCTGAAGGAAATTCAACTTCCGAACCTCCACCGGGACAGGTAAATCCAAGACCAACTAGTTTAACAGCATCCTGCAATTGTAGACCATGAGATTCACCAGTGGTAATGGTAGCAAGACCGGTAACATTATCATATTCAGCAGCAATAACACTAATTGCAGTTCCAACTAGAGACTGTCCTGCAGGGACATTATTAATAACAGACCTAGCAATCTTAAAAGAGTGGTCAAGAGTTGCAATTGTTGCTTCTGCATTAGTGGTAGTAAATCCTATTGGCGACCCATCGTCATTAAAAAAGGATTTAGCTGCGCCAACACATTTAGAGTTTCCTCCTCTAGTAATATCATGAGCAATAGCAAGAAAAACATTGCTAACATTATCAGATAAAATATCAGTATCTTGATCTGTAATACTACCAGCAAATCCACTAAGACCACTAGTAGTAAATCCAACAGCCTCGCTCTTGATATACTTTACATTCCTTCTAATAAGTCTGGCAGCATCAAAAAATCTATCAGATGCAACACCTACGAGTGGTCTATATGCAATAACTGCTGCAGAATCTTCTGCTTCACCAATAAATGAAACATCTTGAACTGTCGTTGCTTGCCCTAAGTGAATAACGTCAAGATTTTTATTGAGTGGTTGTATGAGAGTATTTCTAAGGTCAGCACCCACAAGAGTGACAAAATCTTGCATAACAAGAGGATTATCTTCAATATAAGTTCCACTAGCAACTTTAATAACATCCCCAGAAGTTGCAATACCAGTCGCTTTTTTGAGTGTAAGGAAGGGGAAGTCTGAAGAATTGCCTTGATTTAAATCATCACCATTTGTTGCAACAAACCATGTGTTTCCGGGAGGAACATTATTGATGCTGATCAATCGTGTTGCTACGCCGACGCCACCTGTATCCTGAACTATGTTCAGAGTTCCATCAAAATAATTATAAGCTAATTCGCCTTGAAGAAGATCATCAACACTAGGTCTTCTATTCTTGACGCCTGTTCTTCTAGTTTGAATCCTCGTAGAACTATTAACTCCTACATTTATATTTGAATTACTATCGGGTGCTGCCACAGTTATTACAAGTAGGTCCGGATATGCATATTTATCATATTGAAATAGAGGAAGTTTTGTCTAAATACCAAAGAAAGTATATTACAATTTTTACCCATGAAAAAGGCATTAATTGCTTTTGGAATGTTACTAATGACTTCTCCTGCATATGCAGACATTACTTCAAGATTCACATCTTCAATACAATTGACTGTAGATGCAGCTGCTTCTCAGGCAACTAGACTTGGATCTTCTTACTCTGTGAGTGGATCTAACGTTTCAATTACTACGGAGGGTGGTCTTGGAGCACTTACTGCTGGTAGCGCAGTTGGTTACACAGCAACCGATTACTCTGCCCCTACCGATGGAACTGCCTTCAATTTCAGTGAAGCATTCACAGAAGGAGACGCAACTCCATCAAACACAACCATTACTAGCGGTGTGGCTCCATCCCTACCCGCATTTGGAAGTGTCACGACAACTGCTGGTGGTGTGGCTGGTAGCCTCGCTGGTAGCATCGATTCTTCTAGCGCAATCTCATTGACAGCAGGTGGAGCTGGAACCTCAGCTACTGGTCAATTTGTAACTGAAATTACTGTTAAATAAATATGTCTAGATTACAAGAAGCAATCGGTCTCGGATTGATTCTTGGTGCCTTACAGTTCCACGGGACTGCCGCAAGTGCAGTTCCCGTGGTTCCAAATTTTACACAGGGCTCCATGACTAGTCGAACAGAGACAACTAGTACGGTTAATGAAACCATCAATTCGATGGACTATAGCACTGGATATCAATATTCTGCTACAGGGTCCGGCATTACAGTTAATGGAAACTTATCGCCGGAAACTAAAGATAATAATGTAACTATCAACGGAGTGACTTCGACATGGACTGGAGTGGCAAAAAAACCAACGTTTACACAAACACAACCAGGAAACAATTTTCAGTTTACAGAAACTTATTTTGGTCCTGGTTTACAAAATCAGACAATTATTCAAAGAGAAACAATCATAGAAAGCATAACCGAAACTACAAGTATATTCCAGCAGTAATTTCATTACTAATCGCATCTCCAGTAAATGCAGAAACTGTTGGTGGTGTTAGTGCCACTGCTGCTCCTGTAGCAAACTCATCTGGATCGGTGACCAATCAGGCTATTCAAGTGTTACAAGGTCCATATATCACTAACACTTACGGTGGTGGAATTCAATGTCAAGGACCAACTCTAAACATCACACCATATATCACTGGTAGTGCTTCTGCACAGAAACCATATGAACCATACTTCAATGATCCAGTGTATGATGTCACAGATAACTTTGGTGCCTTTGATGAAAACGGCAATCCCATTGGTGATGGTATTTTAGACAATCCTGGAGATATAGTATTCTACAAACGTACAAGAACAGGACAAAAAAATAATTACAATCTTTCAGTAGGTGTTTCTGCTACTTGGTCTCGACCTTTAGATCAGAATTTGCAAGACCAATGTAAAGAAGCTGCGGCAACTCAAATTCAATTGCAACAACAACTTACTGCAAATAAAAGATTGGATTTTGAAATAGCTAGACTCAAGAATTGTGGTGAATTAATGCAAAAGGGTATTATGTTTGCTCCCGGATCAGAGATGGCAAAAATTTGTTCTGATGTAAGAGTACTGAATAAAAATTACATTGCTCCACATCGCCATTCTATTCCTACTTTCTCAAATCCCTCTGCAACTGGCGTCTCTCGGCAACAGAAAGAAAAGTAGACTTGACACCTATATTCGATTTTAATTTTTCAACCGATTTTTTGATTACTGGTTTAATTAATCTCAATAATAACTCTGCTAGTGGTTTTCCAAATACTGCTGCAGTTGCAGCTGCTGTTGCAATAGTTACAGTAGTAGATATTTCTTGTGCTGTTGGTAAATATTTCTCTACAAAAGTTGGTTCTTCTACTATTTCAATCTCTTTTTCTTTCATTTCTACGGAAATGATAGGAATATTTGGAATTTGTTTCTGTGGAATTTCTGCTGCTTTTGGCAATTCTACAGATTCATTTTTAATTTTTGGGGCAGGTTCAGGTGGCCCTGTCAAAATTAAATTATTTGGTTCATAATTTATCGGATTGAATGATGGAACTTGTCCATCACACAGAGTAACGTTTCCATTGGGATCATCTTTAACCAGTCCAGGACCATTAGGATTTGCCTCAACACATCCAGGAATATTTACAATAGGAGATCCTATGGTTACGGTGACCGGAGGAGAAACTTGATTAACTACCGGTTCAGGTAGTCCTGTAAAGATACTACGAACCGGTGGTATATTAATTTGTTCTATTGTCTCAATTTTTACATCGCGAATATTTGGCATCAATCTTTGAAAATATCAGAAATTGCAGTAAAGAGATGAAAGAATATCACATACAAAAAAAATTTATCTTGATTTGCATTTTTTTTCTTAGTGGGGATTGATCTAGTCATCCTCTAGCTCAGTTAATTTATTACTATTTAACCATTCTCACCAAATTCACACCAATTTGATGTCAAAATGGCAGAACTCCTCCAGTTTTGTCAGGAAGTTCTGGCATTTCTGGCGGTTCTGGAAGGGCAGATTCAAGCATATCAGGAAGTGAATCGCTGATAGCACTGGTTACCAATCCAGTGAGTCTTTCTTGAGCCTGAGATTTCCAAGTTTCCATATTCACATATACATAAACCCCACTTCCGATGACTATTAAAGAAGTCATTCCTGATAATAATGCGATTCCATTAATTAATTTTTGCATCTTCTTCTCCAGTTTTCTTCTTTTTCTCATTATTATTTTTTGAAGCACTCACACCAAAAGTTGTGAGTGTTCCAGTGAAAACACTGGCAATAAAAGTTGGATCTATTTTGTTTTGCTCCCAACCAGGAATGGTAACATAATTTAAAGTTAAAATACTTCCAGCCCAAATCAGAATTATGACTCTGACTACGGCAGACATTCCTTCATCCCACCACTGAAAACCATCATCATGCAATTTTTTATTCATGATGGATCTTAATAGATTAATCATTGTTATTTATTTTTTATCACTCCTCCGCAAATTCTAAACTCTCCAGGTATTCTGCATTTTGCTTGCAGTAACCATGTACATCATGATTCATCTTCAAATGTGCAATAGTATGTATACTCTCAATTACAATCAGAAACCCAAGCAGAGAAGAAACAAACATCCATGGTTTCATTTAATGTATCCCTCTTCGACTAGAAACTTTCTAGTTAATGGTGTTGGTTCATAGATCTCCCACATTTTACCAGTAGCACAAGCAGCAAGTGCATCTTTAGTCGTATTCTCAGTCTTACCTGCCCAAGTTGCTTCTGCTTCCCAAGGAACAGCATGAGAGGGATATGTACGCTCTGCTAATACGCGCCAAAATGGAGGGACTTCATCTTCTGGAAGAATAATTGCAACCAAACTATTTTCAATAGTTCCAGCCATACAATCTTGTGCAGCGTGCCATCCTTCATGACGCATAACGCTCATTAAAACGCCAGGATTGGTCATGTATTGCTTATTGAGAAAAAAATTGTTAGATACTGTATGATACACGCCGCGATGGCCTAATGGAAAATACTTCGAATCTGCTAAAAAAACTTTAACACCAACTTGATTGAGAGATACAAGAATATTATTAAATTCATTGGCAACCGAATAAAACTCATCGGTATTAGGATACTCGGAAGAAACATCTAATAGACTGAATACTTCTTTGACTCCATCAGTGCATTCTTGTAAGAGCATACATCCCATGGAATCCATGGTATTATATCCGTTAGTGATCTTATATTCATCTGCTAGAATTGGATTCGTTCCGAATAGGCAAGTACCAATTAGGATTGATTTCAAGACATTTTTCAAGTTTATAAACTTGTTCATGATGGATCTCCTTCAAATAGTTTTGAAAATAATGCTCAATATTATTAATATTAGTATTGCCTTGACTTACCCAGTGATGACAAAACTCATATACTGCACGACAGTGATCATTTAGATGATGACTAAGGGCACGAAATACAGAGGCTCTCATTTGCATCCTATCGTCAGTATACCTCCAGTCTTTTGGAAACTCGGACATAGCAATAAAAAAGGACCATGTTATATAGGATAGCATGGTCCAATTAAATTTCAAGTTATAGATTCAAAAAATCAGAAACTATACTTAACTCCTAGTTTACCACCAACATTTAGGTCATCGAACTCTTGCTCGAATGTGATGGCAGAAAGTTCGCCATAGAAACCAAGTTGCTCAGTCACATCAACGCTAGCACCAATCTTACCGGAGAACTCAGTCTCAGACTCTTCACCATCGGGACTTACGATGGTAGGGCCACCTTGAATATACCAACCAGCACTTTCACCGAGAGCACCTTCATAACCTACGTGGAGGTCAGTAGCAGCACCAGTGTAGTCGTTACCAGTCCAACCGGCATTGGTTTCCACGTTTACGTAGGGACCTGCAATTGCAGCACCAGCGGACATGGAGAGAGCAGCAGTTGCTGCGAATACAGATTTAAACATTAGTTTTTCCTCGTTATTTACTTGCGGAATTTCACCCGCAGATGAAAGAAGACTCGACGTGTCTTCGTTGTTTACAAACCGAAACACTTTGCTTCGGTCATGTATTTAGTATAGCAATTGATTGACTTTTTGTCAAGTCATCAATTCACCACACACCAGGAATAATCTGGCCAGTGATGGCATAGGCACCCATTGCTGCAATTACTCCAAGCATTGCTGCCCAACCATTAATACGTTCTGCTTTTTCGTTCATTGTTTGTTCTCCAAAGTTTTGTTAATAATGATGACCCTTTGGCCATCGTGTGTAAATTGTAGTTCATCGTCAGGATGCCAGAGTAACTCTTCATACAAATCGTCGAGTTTCTGAATATCTTCCCATAGAGCATCCGAATTTGGCATATTAAGTCGTTCTGTTTACTTCGTATATAGTTGAATCACCATAGGTTTTATGATCTTTGTATCCAACCATTCTACCCTTAGTATTTTGTAGGGCTGGCATGAATACAACAATAAAGAAGATTGCTGGTGCTCCGATGAAGAGGAGACTTGCAATCACATAGTAAGTCAAAAGTTCAGCCATTAGAATCCGAAAGCACCAAAGAAAAATACACTACCAGAAGTAGCATATGAGATGACTGCTGATACAAATCCTAGCATAGCAGTGCGTCCATTCAGTTTTTCTGCACGTTCTGCATATGTTTCATAACCATATCGTTCGGCATCAGTTTGAGAGACATACATTTTTGGTTCTCTAGCAAACATATTTTGCCTTCCACCATCTTCTGTAGTAACAGTCATTGCTTTTGTAAAGATTTACAACACAATTATATAGGAAACGTAAAGTTTTGTCAACCCCCCTGTTGG